GAACATTCCCAACACAATAACCAACATACCCATCAGTGCCAAGTTTAGCCCTAATAAAATCAAGGGTCTCGATACCACCCACTTTGTAGTGCGCAGGGTGGTTAACCATGTCCTCTTGTACATTCTCCTCGCTTTTCTTCTCATTACTAGCATCACTTTTCTCCTTGTTTGTGGTTTTCCAATTCATTTTGAGATTCCTCCATAACTATTTCCATTTCCTACCTCACATGTGAGAGGTAGACCCTCTGCCCAAGATGGTACAAAACTCATACATTCCTCGACATACTTCATTGCTTCCTCTGCTTCTTCTATCGGAACAACACACGCAATCGCATCATGTACAGTAAACACAACCTTGTACTTCTTGGCAATTAATAACATTTGGTCTGCTATTAAAATCCTTGCTAATCCTTGAACAACATTCTCTGTTAGTTTTCCACCATAAATATATTTTGGCTCTTTATCTCTTGATTGATAAACTATTTGTTTTCTAATACCATCCTCTTCTTCAACTACTATTTCTCTTAAATCCCTGTAGTGAATGTGCATACCATTTGGTAGCTGTAATGAATCAGGAAAGGGAGTGACTATACCCTCTTTACCAAACTTGGATATCTTGTTCTTACATAAGTTTCGTAGTAAGTCTTGACCTTGATACCATAAATCAGATATATACCTTGCAGAATCTCGATAAGCATAGACAATCTTTTTACATTCTTCTTCTGTCATGTCTACCCCTGCATTTTTAATTGTGCCTTGAAACTTGGAGTAACTCATTTGGTATCCACAACCTAATACACAAGTCTTACCGATAAATCTTTCAGCAGGTGTTACATCTTCAACTTTCTTACCATATATTTTACTTGCCATAATTTTATAGTTATCTTGACCTGTTCTAAATGCGTTTAGCATATCTTCCTGACCTGCAAACCAACATAAAACTCTTGCTTCAATCTGCGAAGAATCTGCATCTATGAGTGTGTGACCTGACGGTACAATAATACCCTCTCGCATTTTATTCTTTGGTAAGTTTTGTAAATTGACTTTGTCTGTACCACCCCATCTACCTGTGTGTGCAGCATAATAACGCAGGGGTACAGGTAGCGAACCTCTTTCTGCAATAGATAAAAATCTTTCTATTCTTGTTTGGTTGATTGTACTTTTTATATTCTTCCTTGCACTCGCTACAATTTGAATTGTCTCATCTTCGTGGTCTAACAATTCTTTGAAACCCTCGTCAGATTTTGCTAGGGCATAAGTCGGTTTGCCTGTTCTTGGGCTTATTTTCATTGGCACTTTAACACCTTTAGATTCTAAAAACTCTGCAAACTTTTTATTACTCGCAAGTGTTTTTGAATCCATACCTGACTGATTTAGTAAGGATTGTTTCTTTTCTTCAATATTCTTTAGTTCTTTTTTTAGTAGCCCCTCATCTATTTCTAATATTGGTTCACTAAACATTTTTATTGTTAAGTCTATAAGTCTCAACTCTGATTGAGGAAACCCTTTGACAATCTTACTAAACAAAACATAAGTCAACTCGACATCATTAATGCAATACTGTGCGTATCTTTCTAATTCTTCTTCTGTAAAGTCTAATCTTCTTTTACCTAAAGCATTTAAAACTTCTGTGCCTTTCTCACCGACCTTATAATACTTTGACATGTTTGCAAGGGATACAGAATGAAATGAACCAATTAATGCTCTACCCATACTCATAGTATCGAACCACATCTTTGGCTTTATACCAAACAACCATGTGAGTATGGCAGAATCAAACATTGCGTTATGTGCTAGGCAACCTGAATCCTCCCAATCATACTGCTTCAATGCTTTTCTTATTTCAGAAAATGTACCTGTATACCATTTAGTTTCTCCACTATCTTCTTTAACTGCAACACCAATAGTTTCAAACTGCTCACTTCTTATATATTCCTCTGTCGTTATTTTAGACAGCGAAAAATCTTTATCATAATATGTTTCAAAATCAATTGTTAATAACTTCAATAGTTCCCCCTTGTTTTTCTTTTTGCTTCTTTCTCTAACGCAGTTCTACCTTTTTTAAATTCTGATACTAACTTACTAGATATGCGAAGAAACTGTGTCTTTAAAACTTTTTTCTTCATTCTTGCTTCACCTATCTGCTTGTCATTAAACTTTAAGTCCTGACCTGAAAATAATTTTGCTCTTGCTTCATTTAACTGCTCTATAGTTTCATCTAGTTTTTTCTTTTCTCTGTTGTAGTTAACTGTAAAACCTCTTTTTACTCCCTTGTATACAAATCCTATCTCCCAATTTTTTTGTTTGGCTATATACAATAATGGGTTTTTAATATCTGCTTGTTGGAGTGGTTCGTATAAATTAAAAAATTCTTTACCTTGTAGTTCAGCTTCTTCAGATTTTATATCGTAGTCAAAGTTACTAACTTTTTTGGCAGAATCCCCAAGTAATTTAAGTGACAAATTATCAGGTGTTGCATTGGTAGAGCCATTGTAGGGGGATTCATAAAAACCTTTTCTATATATCTGTCTAGTAGGTAGTGAGGGCGAACCTAAATTATTACCTGTATTTAAAAACTTTAAGAATGATTTACAAGCAAGTAACTCACTTTTGCATCTTGGTTTATATCTACAGTTGTGTACTTCGCATGGTGGTGGTGGAATCTCGCTACTTAATAATCCCAATATTTCTGCGTATTCGTTGTCGAGGGTTTTGCTCTCAATCCGATTTGTACCAAATACCCATTCTTTTTCGCCCATCTTCGTAATTCCTCTGTCTTGTAAGTTTTCCCTGCAAATGCTGACCATATATCTTCCCCCTCGTCTTGTGTTTTTGATTCATCTAAAACAAAAAGATATTTCATTTCATCACCATCAAACACTCTTAAATATTTATCTATTCTTTTATCAAGTATCATCCTATCCCCCTAAAATATGTATCACTAAAAGTATTACAGGTAATACTACCATTAAAAAAATAACAGACAGTGAATATGCAATCATAAATAATTTCATAAGTTCTCCAAAACTTTTGTTACACTTTCTATGTTATCACAATTTACTACGATTGCAATACCCCCATTAGAATTAATTGTATTTATATTTCTCTGTTGTAATGGAGTGGGTTTGTTTTTAGGTGTTGCTTTAACCTCAATGGCTACAAATCGAGATTTATAACACACTATAATGTCAGGTACTCCTGACACTCCATACCCACTCATTACAGGGTAAAAATAATATGCACCAAACTTTTTTAGAATGGCGACAACTTTATTCTTTACTTTCTTTTCAGGTGTCACTTGTAGATTTTCTTTTCAATACGAATAGCACTCTGATATGCTTTTTCACCATTCGGTAATTTTGCATACACCTCTAGAAAATAATGGTGGTCATCTTCAGTTTCTATAATCTCATAGGGTACTTCTTCACCAACTACATTCTCAACATGGTCTGCCGACATGTCGGCAGTATTCCCATGCAACCAACTCTTTTCAGCTTTTACCATATCTTCTAGTTTACTTGTTGATTCGTTTATTGAATCAATTATTTTGTATATACTATTTAAGTCCATCTTTAATCTCCATACTTTTAGTTAAGTAAGTACCATAGTCTACTATAACAGTTCCATCTTCACCTACAGTATCAACAAAAGCATCCATAGTTTTATCTAACATACTCATTAATTTATGAACCTTTTCTTCCTCTAGTTCTTCTCCAAAATTTAAAAATACTTTTCCTTTATACATACTATCTCCTCAAAAATATATCTCGTTTACCTGCTTCTACAATAATTCTAGCTTCTAACAATCTATCATATAAAAAATCTGAATCTATGTTTTCCCATTCAGTAAGTAATTTTTTATTAGTCCACCTAGTAATATCTTTATCAATCAAGTCTAAAGATTCTTTTGCTGTTTCTGTTAACATATTTTTTCCTCTCCTTCTTTTAGTTCAGTTTCCCATTTGTTTATCATCTCAAGGCATGACCAAGCACACTCATGTCTGCCAATAATAATATCGTCAGTTCCATCACTCGTTGCCCAATCCTCACCATTATCTTTAGCATCAACTACATCTTGTTGTGATTCTACTTCTTCCTTTAGCCATGCCTTAACTTTAT